ATGCCCGAACCCGCCATACCGGGCGCACGGCGCGGAGCGTATAGCCGCAGGGTAGCTGAGGATATCTGCACCCGGCTGGCTGATGGACACAGCCTGCGTGCGATCTGTGCAGATCCGGCCATGCCACACCGGGCCACGGTGTTTCGCTGGCTGCGCGATAACGCGGGGTTTCGCACCCTGTATGCCACCGCGCGGGAGGCAGCGGCCGATACACTGGCCGAGGAAATCATAACCATAGCCGACCGCGCCACCGGCCGTGACGATGTGCCCGCCATCAAGCTGCGCATGGAGGCACGGATGTGGGTCGCGACCCGCCTGCGCCCGCCGGTTGACCGGCGGGAAGGGGGAAGCACCATTGCCATTACGATTACGACCGATGATGCGGAATTGTGAAGTATTTTCTAGTAAATAAAAGTTTTCGGGTGCCAGATTTTTTAAAAGGCAACGTTCTTCAAAAATCTAAAAAATCTTTACTAAAAAAATTTTTCTACTTTCAAAGTATTTCAGGGGGGCAGGCTTTTGAAACACGCCTTCAGCCTGACACCAGACCAGCGCGCGGCCAACCGTCTACTGGGCGGTTCCGCCACCCATATCCTGCTGCGCGGGGGCGCGCGGTCGGGCAAAACGTTTGTGCTGGTGCGCGCGCTGGTTATCCGGGCGCTAAAGGCGGCGGGCACGCGGCACGGCATATTCCGTCACCGGCTGAACGCGCTACGGGCCACCGTGCTGGCCGATACGTTTCCCACTGTCATGCGGCGGTGTTTTCCTACTGTCCCATGGTCGCTGTCGCGCACCGACTGGACAGTGGAAATGCCCAACGGGTCGGTCATTTTATTTGGCGGGCTGGATGATGAGGACCGGACGGAAAAGATACTGGGGCTGGAATTCGCCACCGTTTACCTCAACGAAGCCAGCCAGATCACCTATGGCGCGCGCAACATGCTGCTGACAAGACTGGCGCAGAAATCGCCCCTAGCGCTGAAGGAATATATTGACGCCAATCCCCCCACCACCGCGCACTGGCTGTACCGCGTGTTTGAGGGGGGGATGGACCCTACATCCGGCACACCGCTGGACTGCGCACGTTATGCCACCATGCGCCTGAACCCCGATGGCAACCGCGCCAACCTGTCGCCGGAATACATGGCGCAGTTGGAAGCATTGCCGGAACGCGAGCGCAGACGTTTCATGCTGGGCGAATATCAACAGGCGGTGGATGGCGCGTTGTGGCGGATGGAGGATTTCCGCCGTACTGCCGCTGTCACACCTGCAACCCATGCCAGCGTGACAAGGGACATGCGCCGCATTGTCGTGGCGGTAGACCCGTCGGGCTGTTCGGGACCGGAGGATACGCGATCGGACGAAATCGGCATTGTCGTATGCGGCGTGGATGCGGGCGGGAATGGTCATGTTCTGGCTGACCTGTCGCGACGGGACAGCCCGGCAGGATGGGCGCGCGCGGCATTGCAGGCGCAAATGGACTGGGGGGCGGAGCGCATCGTGGCCGAACATAATTTTGGCGGTGCATTGGTCGAGGCCACGTTGCGCGGCATCAACCCCAACGCCGCCCTGCGCATGGTCACCGCCAGCCGGGGCAAGGCCGCGCGTGCTGAACCTGTGGCGGCATTATATGAACAGGGTCGCGTGACCCATCACGGCAGCTTTGTCACGCTGGAGGAGCAGTTATGTCAGTTTTCCGCCAGTGGCTACCATGGCCCGCATTCTCCTGACCGGGCGGATGCGCTGGTCTGGGCGCTGACGGACCTCATGCTCTCCGCACCGCCCGCCGCCCCCGCGCGATGGGTGCCGACGCGGTTTACACTGGGGCGATAGGGACGGAGAAGACCAGTATATGAAAGGCGTTTATCATGTCCTTATCCAGATCCCTTAAAATCATGGCTTTCGTTGGCAGGGGCGGCATGAACCGACGTGAAGATATTATTGCCGTTCAGGAACTGCTGAACACACGGTTTCCGCAATCCGCTCCCGTCTGCGTGTCGATGGCGTCTGTGGATATTGTACCATTGGGGCGATCCAGAAGATTCAACACAACCTTGCTGGCATATCCTGTCCTGACGGACGGATTGACCTGCGGGACCCACGCCTTGCGCCTTGCGCCTGTTGAATGCTCCGGGACAATCACGCGGGGCACCCGCGTCAAGATGACGTCAGGGGCGTCCCGGCATCCATCACGATTGCCCAATGGATGCTGGAAAGCGGTTTTGGACAACACATGCCACCTCATTTCAATAACCCGTTCGGAATAAAGGCCTCACGTGACCAGAATTTTGTCATGACACCAACGCATGAGGAAACCAGAGACCACAGACTGCTCTCGACCATGGCACCATTTCGGGTCTTTTCTTCAATTAATGAAGCGTTCGACCTACACTACACAGACGCTTACTGGTGACACATCCGGCCTACAGGCTGGCAAGAACGTATCTGAATAATCCTGATGCTTATGCCAATGCCTTGACTCTCCACCATCACGGGCCAGAAACCTTTGTCCGTCGCTGTCACCTGGTTCTCCCTGTGGCTTCAGCAGACGGGACGGATAGCAGATCTGATACTGATACCGCACATTAGCGTAAATTTTTCACCCGTCGTCCGCCTGTATGGATGTAGCGAATGCGCGATCAGATGTCTGTAAAAACACGATGCACGGGAGCAGGAATAATATTATCCGCCTTAAACATGTCATGCGGTATTTCCAATACCATTCAGCACAATACGCACCATACCTGATCCGCCCGCCACCACGGTGATACGGCGCAGGCGTCGGGCGGGTCATACCGGAGCCGCACGGAAATATCCGCTGATATCCACCCGTGCGCCGGGGGAAAAACGCAGCAGGGCAATACCGGTATGAGCACAGGCGGCGTCAACCAGTCCGTCACGATACTGACGTTCGGGGTGGGCGTGGGTGCTGTCATCCAGTTCGATCCCCAGCACTACAGTGCAGCTTTGCACATGCACCACCACGAAATCAATTGATTTGGAGGCGATCTTGAAAAACGCCTGTCGGTTGGCGTCACGGTCCGGCCCGCGCGGGACCATGAAATCCGCCAGCCTGACCTGCGGGCAGACGTAATAGCCATGCGGCACCTGCGTCACCAGTATGGACAGCACCCGCCGCTCCCATTCCGACAGCAGGGCGGTGGGCTCATACAGCCGCACTGCCCAGTCGTAATCGGTCATGGAAACCGGCACGTTGAAACCCGCATCCACCACGGATGAGGACTGTACCGACGGCGGCGCCGGGGGTTGCGATGGCGCGGGCTGGAACAGGACCGCTACGGGCGGGTGGCCATACCGCCTGCGCCATGCGCCCACAACCACCGCAATGGTCACGCCTACGACGCCAATTTCGACCGCCAGGCGAACCGGGGTCAGTAGTAGGTGACTGATATCCATTTTCTTTTTTTCTCCATCGCACGGTCATATGCCCCCAGGCGGCCTGTCTATCGCGGTTCTGCCGCCGCATCACCATCAAATCCACCCCCCTTTGCCCAACACATCGGAGAGACAGCATGGACTGGCAGGAACTGAGGAAAACCTACCCCCACGATCCGGACCTGCCCCCCCGTGCAGGGCGGCTTGCCGCACTGGGCCGCGTGCTGGCCGGCACGCAGTACGATGCCATCCCCAACCCGTTCGGCACCGAATATAACGGGGCAGGGGAATACATCCCTTTGTCACAGCGCAGGCCGTCGGTGCGCACCAATATGTGCCGCGCAGTGGTGGATGATGCGGTGTCGCTGCTGTTTGGTGCATTGCACTGGCCCACTACGGCGGCCACCGATCCCGTATTGCCGGGCATACTGGCGCAGGTTGCGGCGGCCACGGCGCTGCCAGCGCTAATGATGGACGCGGCGACCCGTGGGTCGGTCGGATCGGTTGCGGTGCTGGTGGAAGCGGTAGACCGCCGCCTGCGCTTTGCCGTGCATGATACGCTGTACCTGACCCCGCAATGGGATGGCACGGGTGAACTGTCCCGCATGACCGAGTGCTACAAGGTCACGGGCGCTACGCTGGCGGGGCAAGGGTGGCAGGTCAACCCCGATGATGCGACAACCGTGTTCTGGTGGCTACGTGTATGGGACCGCGCAGACTGCCATGTTTACGTACCCCAGCGGGTCGATGCGGGCCTGCCCACGCGGCTGGACCCCACGCGCAGCACCCACCATGGTCTGGGTTTCGTACCGTGGGTATGGATGGCCAACCTGACCGCCCCCGGCGTGGTGGACGGGCCATGCACGTTTGAAGCTGCCATCGATACGGTGATCGAGTGCGATTACCTGCTGTCCCAATCCGGGCGCGGCCTGAAATACAGCGCCGACCCACGGCTGGTGATCCGCGCTGGCCCGGACCCGTATGCCGATGGCACGCCCGCGTCATCAGGGGGGGCTGCATCGGCGCTGACACTGCCGCTGGATGGGGATGCCAAGCTGCTGGAAATCAACGGCGATGCGGCGGGGGCAATGCGGGATCATTACCGCGAACTGCGTGCCAGCGTGATGGAGCAGATCCACGGCAACCGCGCGCAGGCCGACCGCCTGAGCGCTCCCACATCGGGCCGCGCGATGGAGATGCTGTACCAGCCCCTGCTGTGGCTGGCGGACCGGATGCGCCTGTCATACGGCGAATACGGACTGCTGGCGCTGTATCGCATGGTGTGCGCGTTTTCTCACGTCATTACCGGTGGCCTGCGTATTGGCGGGCGCGATTACGCGGGGCTGGATGCCGATGGTCTGGCATTGCAGTGGCCGCCCTATTTCCCGGGGACGGAAGCCGACCTGGCGCAACTGGCGCAGGGGCTGGATACGGCGGTGCGTGGGGGGTTCCTGTCACGGCAGACGGCGTGCATGATTCTGGCCGCCCGCGCAGGTACGCCCAGCCCCCATAGCGAATGGGCGCGCATCGGCACTGAAAACCCGAACTGATCTTTTATTCATGAATGGAGGCATGACATGACCCGATCAAGCGTTCCTGAAACCCCTGACATGGACACAATGCGCCGCGAACTGGCCGCCCTGCGCGCCGAACGTGATGAAGCCATGCAGGCCCGCACCACGCTGGAAGCCGACCTGGCGCGCGCCACCGAACAGGCCAGCACCGCCCGCACGCGCGCCAGCCGCGCCATAATCCGCGCCGAAGCCCGCGCCATGGCTGCCCGCATGGGGGCGGTCGAACCCGCCGATGTCGTGCGGCTGGTGGACCTGTCTGCCGTTACACTGGCCGAAGACGGTACGCCGCAGGGGCTGGACACGGTCATGCAGGCTGCACGTGACAGCCGTGCCTATCTGTTTACCATGCCACAGCCCGCATCGGGGGCCGCCAGCGGCACTACTGCAGCTGGCCCCGCACCACGCGCGGGCGATCCCACTCCGTTCGATGCCCGCACGGCAGGTGCGCGCGATGTGAAGGCAGCCGCCAGTGCAGCGGGCCTGCGCTGGCCGGTGGCGACGTAGAACCGTAACCGAAAGGGACGGAGTAATTTCCTGTTTCCACTATTTGAATAAAGAACGTGGATAATACTGAAAGATTGTAATTTTCTCCTGAAAAGCAAACAGGATTCCGTTCTCTTTTGTCCGACGATAGGAAGAGATGCCCACTTTTCTGGAAACCGACCCGCTTATGACAATAATCCGCATATACAGCAATCACCCCTGGATTTTTCAAGGGTGCTATTTTTGTTTATTTTTTATGTGTGTCTTCTGTATTTTTCCTATTTTGGGGCATAATCAGATTGCACAGGCGTAAACAGAACTGCTTTGCATGATGTTTATAAGACCCATTATCGTGACAGGGCCATCGGAATGAAAAACCGTAACCTGTCAGACATGATATTATTGGATTTGTGTATTCTTTCGATAACGCTATCCCGAGCATCTGCACAGGCCACGACATCAGACCAGACGGTTCTGTATTTATTATGCAAATACAGAATTCCATTTACTGGAACAATAAAAAATAAAAACTACAGCCTGTTCTCTGTCATTGATATCAAAAAAAATACGTTACAAAATAATTATCAGGTAAAATAATCCATACCCATAAGGTCCCAGCCCATGGGTGAACAGTCTACTGAGTATGGAAGCTGATTATTTTACCCACACGCAGGATTTCAATGTGCAGTGAATATCGCTTAAAAAGCGTTTGAAAATAATCTGTTGATAAAAAATAATAAAAGTTCTTGGGCACCGCCTTTTTTCAAAAAGGTGGCGTTATACAGAGTTTTTTGAAAAACACCTTACCAAAAACTTCTTTATCATTGGCACAAGCTTCCAACTGTTCAGCATACCAGTCCGACGGACTGCATGCCCGCCAGGCGCAGGATGCGTTCCCACAGGTGACGAACGCGCGGCTGCATGTTACGATCCCGGTCTGAAATCCGCCCGGCGCGACCGGGCGGTTCCATATTGCTTGCAACAGGGTGGACTGCAAAACCATCCGCCTGAAGGACCGTACTGAATGACCCCGACCGACGTAACCGTACGCAGCTTTGTTGACCTGCGCGCCTTTGCCGACACATCCATGCCTGCGCCGGGTGATTTCCTGCTGGCACGCACGAAGCTTGCGGGGCAGGGGGACGGCCTGTCAGTCATGGCCTGCGCACCGCAGGATGCGGGACTGGTGACAGCCATGCCGGCAGATGAATTCGTGATCGTGCTGACAGGTGAACTGAACATTGGCGCGAATGTTCTTGGCCCGGATACCAGCATTGTCATTCCCAAAGGCAGTGCCTTCAGCTGGGCTGCCGCACCGGGCACGCGGGCAATCGCCATGCGTTGCGACACCAGCACGCCGGGCGCGCAGACGCCGGTGGTGATTGACCCCAACCCGGTCATGGCTCCGTCGGCATCGCCTTCGGCTGCGGTGTTGGTTGGACAGGCGCCTTCCTGCCACAGCTTCAACGATTACAAATCCGCCAATGGCGAACTGCGCTGCGGCACATGGTCCGCCACCCCTTATGCCCGTCGCGCGGTGCGTTACGATCATGCCGAACTGATGTACCTGATCGAGGGCAGCGTGACGCTGGTGGATGGCGCAGGCAGGGAAAAGACGTTTGTGAAGGGCGACATCTTTTTTGTCGAACGGGGAGCTGAGTGCGCATGGGACAACCGGGAAACGGTCAAGAAGGTTTATGTAATCTTCCGCCCGGCGTGATCCATGGCGGGATATGCGGGCTGGCGGGCGTCATGCCCCGGCCCGCATACCGCCGCGTATGGCATGAATTGTCAGTAAGACAGGATCGCACCGGGTAATGTTGCATCGCAAGCCGCTACGTTGAACTGGCGTAAAATAACGCAGTTCATGAACAATGGTTTAAAAAGTCCATTCCTATGCCATCATGAAAACCGTAAAGAAGTTTTTGATGAATATTTTTCCAAAAACCTTCAAAAGGCAGAACCGGGAAATTTTTATTTATTATATAGTAATAATACTAATTTCTCCTACCATGGCCATGGCTGCGGACAGATACCCGCCGGATGTCACGACCTTTCTCCATGATGCCGAAATCTGCCAGTATCTGGGCGGGGAATGGGACAGCACGCTGCCCGACGACCGGAAAAAAGACCTGACGGAAGAAATAGGCAGCCGTTGCGACACGATTTATGAAAAACAGAAATCCCTTCGCAACAAATATAGTCATGATAAAAACATACTCTCCATAATAAACGTTTACGATTTCGGGAACTGAAACCGCAACGGGATGCGTCCCCGTATCGTGAAAAATGCGCGCCCTTACACCACCCTTTACCTGTTCCGCGTCCCGTCATGCCGCGCGGAACGGGCAAGGGGTCCATAACCGGCCACATGCGCCACGCCTGACCTCTCCCACCCGGCCCCTTCATGGCGCAACCCGCCATGGCCGCCCCTGCCGCCGCCAGTGCATCCGTGCATGGTGGCTTTTTTTGTTCTTTCAAGGAAATGAACTTCATGGCCATTGCCAATTTCCCCGCTTCCCTGCAGCCGGTCATCCAGCAGGGGTTCCTGTCGCGTGCGTTCCAGGATGCATTGCAGTCGCGGCTGGGCTTCCGCTCGATTGCCGACCAGATGGAATTCCCCGCCCGCATCGGCCAGACCATTACCGATACCCGCGCGGGCCTGCTGCCGCCTGCGACAACGCCGCTCAACCCTACCGCCAATACCAGCTTTGACAACGGCATGACGCCCGCCGAATGGTCAGTCGAACAGTACACGCTGACCATCAACCAGTACGGCAACACCATGGACCTGAACCAGGTGACCGAAGGTGTCGGCATCGCCAACCAGTTCCTGGCCAATGCATCGCGCCTTGGCATCAATGCGCGGCAGACGCTTGATCGCCTGGCGCGCAATGCGCTGTTTGGCGGGGCGCAGAACGGGGTGGGTGGCTACCTCGGCGGCAATACGCGTATCACCACCACGCTGGGGGCAGCAGGCAGCACGGTGGCCGTAGATGACATCCGCGGTTTCCAGAACATCCTGTCCGATGAAGGACAGGTGGTGTCCGTTGGCGCGTCGGCTGGCATGACCGTCACCATCGGGACCGGATCCTACACGCTGGTAGGCACGGCTGCGGATGCCACCAATACCTCCACCGCGCCGGACGGGATTTCGGGCACACTGACGTTCTCGGCATCCGTCAAGGTGGCGGACGCCACGGCGGGCAACGCGGTCATCGCCGCCACGGCCCCGCTGGTGCTGCGCCCCAATGCACGCGCCACCACGGCGGCCCTTGTGGCGGGCGACCTGCTGACGGTCCAGTCGATCCTTGGCGCGCTGGCCACCCTGCGTGACAATAACGTGCCGACACCTGATGGCGGGGTGTATCACTGCTATCTGGACAATGCGCAGCTTCTGGGCCTGTTCCGGGACGAGGATTTCAAGCTGCTGTATCGCGGGCAGTACGGGTCCGACACCTACCAGAGCGGCCAGATCTTTGACCTGCTTGGCGTGCGCTTCATCCCCACGACCGAGGCCCCGCAGCAGGCCAGCATGGGGGCGGGCAACATCCATCGCGCCATCATCTGCGGACAGGGCGCGCTGATCGAGGGCGATTACGCCAATATCGGCACCCATTACGCGCCCCTGCTGGATGGCGGCGAACTGACGGATGTGGACGGCGTGTGCATGATTACCCGCCCGGCACTCGACCGCCTGGCGCAGATCATTGCGCAGTCATGGTCGTGGATTGGCGGCTTTGCCCTGCCGACCGACCTGACCGCCGATACCTCGGTCATTCCCACCGCGACCAACAGCTATCTCAAACGCGGGGTCGTGATCGAAAGCCTTGGCGCGGGGGCATAACCCCCCGGCGGGCGGCGGGATCATGCTGCCGCCCGCATCATGCAAATTATAAAGAAGTTTTTGGTGAAGCTTTTTCCAAAAAGCTTTGGAAAATACCGCCTTTTAAAAAAGCATCCAAAACTCCCATTTTCAATGACCTGTTTCCGGGACCACTGCCAAATACAACGGGCAGGCGGGCCGCATCATGCAAGAAGGCGACAGCAACGGCCATGACCGATACGGATACGACCACGGCGGCCAGCGAGGCCACCACGGATACCGGGAATACGACGGACGTCGTCACCACCACAGCCACGCCGCCACCCACCGCCGCCACGGTTGCAGATACGCCGCTGGTAGACAATGAACTGGCGCAGGCACGCCGTTACATGGGCTATCCCGCGCTGGGCGGCCAGGACAGCGGCATGCAGTCGTGGCGGTTTTTCCGGGTTTACGGCTTCAACGAATGGCGCCTGCGCAACCTTGCCCCTGCCGAATGTGCGCAGGCGCGGGCGTTCATCATGCAGTGCCAGATGCTGGAAGGTGCGATCATGGCGGCCACCGCCAACCTTGATACCGACCGCGCGGCGGTATGGACCCGCAACCGCACCGAAGTTACCGACCGCTTCACGCTATACACGCGCTGGCGGGTGCAGTTATGCAATTTCCTCGGCATTCCGCCAGGACCGGGCCTGCGCGGGATGGGGGAGATCGTGATCTGATGGACCAGCCATCCCTGTGCCACCTTGCCGCGCGTGGCTTCGCGCGGGCGGCGTCCCACGTGGGTGCGCGCGCCGTGCAGTACCGCCCCACCGCCGCCGCCAGCCCGTGCGCCACGCCCTATGCCCGGACCATGGCAGCATTCAGTAACGACCGAGCCTTCGGCTTTGCCGGGCCTGCGTTATGGGATGTCCCCTTTGTCTATGCGCTGATGGATATGACAGACGTGCGGGCAGGGGATATCCTGACCTGTGGGGGCGAGACCTATTTCATCGCCCGCGCCGAACCGTTTCGTCCGCCCCTGTGCGTGCTGTGCAATGCGGTGGTGGACATTACCGCCACCATGGCGCAGGTGGCTGATGTGGCTGATCCCGGCGGTTACGCCACATCGGGTGATACGACAATGCAGGCACCCTGCGCCACCGGCTGGCCCGCCATGATCCGTCCCGGTAGCGGGGCGGGCATTCCCGGCCCGACCCAGCCCGGCGCAATCCACGCGGGCGGGTTCGAAATGTTCCTGCCCGCCATTCCGGGCGTGACCATCCAGCCCGCCATGTGGGCGCGGGACGCAGATGGCACACGCTACACCATCGGCGGCGCACGCGCCGGACCGTGGGGCATGCGCTGCCAGCTGGGCCAGCAGCAGGTCTGACGGTACCCCGTAACCCACGTTGCGCGTAAAGGAGGGGAGGTATTGCAACGATATGCCTGCCGCCCACCACGCACCCGCCATCCGGGCACGCAATGCCCATGACCTGCATGGAGCGATGGCGGTGCACGGACCAGATGCCAATCCATGACCGCATCCCCGGCAGGGGGACAGGAACCGATATGACATGGCCGATATTTCCACCATCTCCACCACCATCGCAGCCGCCCTTGCCACCGTCCTGTGCCCCGATGGCACGGCATCAGGGGCCATTACCGGGCGGCCCCTCATCATCCGTCGTGGTGGCCTGACGCAGGCCGACCTGGGTGCGGCGGTCCGTACGCTGCAACAGGGCTGTGACTTCATCACCATTGCCGATCTGGCCGAAAGCTGGGCGCGCGTGGATGAACCGCTGGGACGCCCGTGGCGCATGGATGCGACAGCACCCGCGACCGTGCACATGACGGTCAGTGGCGCCACCGCCACCGTAACCGTGGATGTGGGGACAATACCCTGCGGCACGGTGGGGCTGCGCGCCCACGGCCTGCCCGGCATTATGGGCGACGCGTGCAGCCTGCATGTCGCAACCGCGACGGACACCGCGGCCACCATTGCCGCAACCATTGCATCCGCCCTGCCGGGGGCTACCGCCAGCGGGGCCTGCATCATGCTGCCCGCCACGGCCGTGGCGCACCCCATCAACGCAGGCACGCTGCGCGCACGCTGTGTCGCGCGCAGGCAGCAGCAGGTCTTTGTCATCACAGCATGGTCAGCAACGCCCGCCGCGCGGGATGTGATGGGCTGCGCCATATCCGACGCGCTGGCGCTCACCGACTGGCTGACGGATGAAAACGGTTCCACCTTCCGGATTGAGGCGCGAGCCACCACCAACGACGATACCGCAATGAACCGGGGCATCTTTTCCCGGTCTGCGCGGTTCCTTGTCACCTATGACTCCGACCTGACCCGCGTGGTCCCAGCCATGCTGGCCGGTGGCACGGGCATCGGGCACGATGTCATGCACGGGGACGTGCTGATGAACGACCCCGCCAGCTGACAGGCCGTAATACACCCCCCGGCATTACGATGCTGGGCTCCGCCATCACGCGCGGCGATGGAATGCCGGGGACCGCAAGTCCGGTCATGCCGTCCAATGCCATAAGGGCAGTACACACCATGCCCTGTGGTTATGGTGATGGATGCCCCTGACCGGATGGCACACATCAGGCCGGTGGTGCCTGACCGTGATGGCCTGGGCATGAAACGCCACGCCTTGCCGACGGGCACATTCATCGCCCGATGTGATCACGCCAGCCGGGCATGGTTTTGGCCATGCGAACCTGATGCAGCACGGGACATGTCGTGTCCGATACGCGTTTCACCCCAATCAGGCCCGACCATGGGATGAAACGTGGCGCTGCGCACGGCTGCATGTCGCCCGGCTGGCATGCACGCCACACCCAACCGACTTCTCACGCGGCCATGCCGCGCAACAGGGAAATACAGATACAATGACCATTTACCAGTCCGGGCAGCTCAACACCAACAGCCTGAACGTGCCTGACCTGTATGTGCAGATCCTGCGCCCGCAGACGCTGGCGCTGAACGGCGTGCCGTCGGGGCGGATCGGCCTGGTCGGCACCGCTGCGTGGGGGCCGGTGGGCACCCCGGTCATCATCGGCGCGATGGGGGACTGCCTGTCCGCTTTTGGCCCCAAGCAGGCGCTGGCCAGCGACATCGGCACGGCAGTCAACATCGCGCTGCTGCAGGGGGCTGCGGACTTCCGCTGCGTACGCGTGACCGATGGCACGGACACGGCCGCCACCGCCACGCTGGATGGCGTGACCCTGACCGCCATTCATACCGGCAGCGCGGGTAACGCCATTGTCGCCACTGTTACGCAGGATGGCATCATTACCACCAACTATACCCTGACCATCACCCATGCGGTGCTGGGCAGCCGGACCTATCGCGGCACTACGTGGGCCGTACTGGCGGCGGCCATCGCTGCGGACAGCACGGCGCTGGTGCACGTGACCCTGCCTGCCACGGCTCCGCTGCTTTCCGCCGGAACGGTTACGCTGGCTGGTGGCAGTGATGGCGTGGCACCAGGTACGATGGCGTTCATCGGCACGGATGGCGTAACCCGCACGGGCATGTACGCCCTGCGCGGACAGAGCTGCGCGCTGGGACTGCTGCAGGGGGTGAGCGACAGCACGTCATGGACCATGCAGGCTGCCTTTGGCATGTCCGAAGGAATGTACATGATTGCCTGTGGCCCCGCAGGCGACACCATTGCCAACGCGGCTGCCATGAAGGCCGCGGCTGGCGTGGACAGCTACGCCATCAAGCTGATGTTTGGCGACTGGCTGTGGTGGGATGATGATACCAACGGCGACATGCTGGTATCCCCGCAGGCCTTTGTTGCCGGTATCCTGGGCGGCCTGTCGCCCGAGCAGTCGAGCCTGAACAGGGAACTGTCAGGCGTGATCGGCAGTCAGAAGGCGGGGCTGGTGTCCAGCGGGCAGGCCGCGACCTATTCCACGGCCGAGCTTTCGGCGCTGTTTGGCGCGGGCATCGACGTGATCTGCAATCCGGTTCCTGGCGGCAGCTACTGGGCGGTACGTGGCGGGATCAACACCAGTTCCGATGGAGATACGGATGACGACAGCTATACCCGCCTGACCAACTACATTGCCGAAACCATCAATTCCGGCATGGGCACGTTCGTGGGCGCCGTTATCAGCACCACGCTGTTTGGCGATATCCGCGCCGTGCTGCTGGGCACGCTGTCCAACATGGTAGGCAGCGGCATTCTGGGGGCGACCACCGATTACGCAGTGGTGTGCGACACGTCCAACAACCCACAGGCAGCTACGGCGCTGGGTTACGTGCGGGCCGATGTACAGGTGCGTTACCAGGGCATCAACCGCTTCTTCGTCGTCAACCTGCAGGGTGGGGCGAGTGTCACGGTCAGCACCGGCACACCCGCCACCTGAAGGGCATCATTTCGCGCGGCGGTTTTCTTCCGACAGCACGCGACCGCACAGTTCCTTTATTTCCTCATGCGTCAGCTTTTCCGGGTGGCTCAGCCCCCGTGCGGCAATGGCGGCGAGGTCTTTCGTGGATGGTTTTTCGGGTGTGGTGCCCATCGGGGTGCTCCATACGTGGTGAGACAGTATGTTCACGCCCCCGCGACCTGCGCCGCCAGATGCAGATATGCATGACACCCATACACAATACATCATGGGCTGCCCGTTTGGCGGCCCTTTTTCATGGAGCGAAGAATGTCCGCCAAACCCTTCAATATCGGTCGCGACTGCCGCGTGGTGCTGGTCTATGACGGCAGCCGCGTAGACCTGCCCACCATTACCGGCTTTACCGTACAGCAGCGCACGCACCAGCTGACATCCAACCCGCTGAACGATATGCCCATGTTCTATGACGTGCCGGGCGGCTGGAGCGGTCAGTTCACCTTCCAGCGCGACGGGGCGGGGGCGGATGACCTGTTTACCGCGATCGAAAGCGGTTTCTGGTCGGCGGGCACGGTAGTGTTGGGCAGCATCTACCAGTACCTGACGGAATGCGACGGGTCGCTGAGTACCTATGAATTCGTGGGCGCGTCGCTGCAACTGTCCGATGCGGGGCACTACCAGTCCGAAATGCTGGTCAGCCAGACCATCACGTTTGCCGCCCGCGCGCGCAACCGGATTTCCTGAATGTTTTGGGCGCCCCTTTTTTCAAAAATGCGGCGTTCCCTGAATCTTCCTCAAAACAGCCCCTGATAGCCAAAAGGCCTGCAGCATGAGCGAACACACCATAAAAACCAGCGATGGCCGGACCCTTACCTACCGCGAACGCGGGCCGGGGGATGTGCTGGCGCTGCTGGAATTCGGCCCCGCCAGCCCATCCCCCGCATGGGTGGAATATGCATTGATGGTTTCGTCCGTCGAAGCGATCGACGGTGTCCCCGCCATGCGTCCCACCAGCCGCGTGCAGCTGGAGCAGTTGGCCAACCAGATCGGCAATACCGGCATCACCGCCCTGTCGGATGCGCTGTTTGGCACGAATGGCGAAGACATCGCGGCCGCGGAAAGCAACGCCGCAAAAAACTGAGTCGGCACCCCGCCCTGATCGAGGTCGCGGCCCTGGTCAGGAACGGGGTGCCGTGGGACGTGGCCATGACCATGCCGCGCGTGCGGCGCATGGCCTTTCTTGTAGCATTTGGCGAGCTTGCGGGCGGGCGGTATGACTGGACTACGCAACAATGGAAATACCCTGATGACTGATGTCTTTCAGGCCACAATCCGCCTGATCGTACGCCTGCCGGGGCGAGTTGCGCGCCTGCCACGCGTCGCCGGGCGGTCCAGTGCGCCGGGACGGCTGGCGGCGGTGGTGGGGCGCATCGTCGGCCATGCCCGCGCGGGTCGGCGCAATGTAGTGTTTCCCGCGCGTCCCGGCGGGACGGGGGCCAGGGCTGTGGCATCCCCCGCATCCGCGTCCGGCAGGCCGTTTCCTGCCACCCGGGCGGGACACGCCGCGCCTGCATCCATCAGGAAAACGGAGGGATACGCCACGCCCCGTGGGGATGGGCGGGGGCTGCCTGTGTCCCTGATGACCATGGTCCGCCGCGCGGATGCCATCCGTCCCGCCACCACGTCATTGCCAGCATTCCCCGCGCATGCGCAGGCGGCGGTCCCTGCAACAACACATATGCCTGCGCGCGCCATTGCCATGCCATGGACCGGACGGGTTATGGCCCGTGCCGACACCCCCCACATGGCAATCCTTGCGTCATGGGGCCGGACAGGTCCCATGACGGCTGCGATCATGCCACAGGAGCGTACCCTATTATCCCCTGTTGCTCCGTCCATCATGGCACGGAATCATGCATCTGATATCGATACGCCCCACATAGGCCGGAGTGCCGATGGCGCAATGGCTTTTCCCATGCTGCCTGTCCGCGCCGCGTCCGGTGCCGCACTGCCATTGCATGACCTGCGGGCTGACGGGACACCGGCTGGCATGGGGATTCCTGCCCCCTGCGCCATGACGCGAACAACGGCCCACACCAGCAACTGGCCGGTCATGCCCATGCCCCACACCATGCCCACCCAGCCCGTACCGGCGCGCAGCGTGCCCCCGTTCCCGGCATCCCTGCCGTCACGGGACAGAGGGCAGGGCAGGCCGCCCTTCATCAGCCAGGGCCCCATGGAACGGACGGGCGGCCTCCCGTCATCCATACCGGATGGCAGGCGGAGTGACAGGCTGCCGGTCATGCAGGTCACCATTCCCGTAACACTGGACCACCAGACGGTAGGACAGGCCATGGCCCGGGTCGAAACCGCCGCCGCCCGGCACGAACTGCGCGCAACCGGCACGGCGCCAGACGTGATCCGCTACCCGCAAATGCCGGGACGTGCGGTAGGTGTGTGAACATCCGGAACGGGATGTGCTGACAGTGACGGTCCACGGTCATACCGCTCAACCCGTCTTCGATACTGAAAAAAGACTTTGGGCAGCGGTTGCGACTGCCATCCCCATCAGCACGACAAGCACGACCTTGCGCACTACGGTCTCGCTCATTCGTCCAGCCAGCCGCGAGCCGAGGTAGATTCCGGCCACCAGCGCCGGAAGCGAGATGATCGCCAACCTGACGCTGTCCCGGGTAAACAGGCCGAATGCGAACAGCGCAGGCAGGCCCGCCATATCCATTGCCAGGAATGCGGCAATGATCGAAGCACGACCGGCCTGCAGGGCAAGCGGCGATCCAAGGAAGAATATGATGATGGGCGGCCCACCGATCCCCAATGCACCGTTCAGGATGCCCGCGGTGGTCCCGGTTGCCGCTGTCTCCGCCATTGTCGGCATGCGTTTCATCCGGATGCCAGCCATAAGCACAACGGCGGTCGTGAAGATGAGGGCAGCAAGCATCAGCTTCATTGGCCCGGCCGGGACATTCGCCAGAAAATAGACACCTACCGGCGTGAACATTACCGCAGTTCCAACCATGACGACAATCAAGCGCCAGTGAATGTCCTTCCAGATTGATGGAAGAAGGTGAATCCCGGCCGCCACTTCCAGAACAAACATGGCCGGAACGATCGTGGCTGGTGGCAGCACGAACGAAAGGGAAATGATCGTAAGCAGGGCGAAGCCAAACCCGGAAAAGCCACGGACGATGGCCGCAAGAAAAACACATGTAAAGGCATATGAAATTTCATATGGCATTGCGCGTTCCGCATCTGTGCAACTGAATTGCAAAAGCGTGGACGTTACCCCGATATTTATCTCTTTACCCTAACAATCTCATGCTTTCCGTCAGAAATTCCGTAGCCAGCGCTTCATCATCCCCACGACCTGGGACTGTCTGAACCGTCAGTCCATGCGACATCATGCACATCACCACGAACGCCACTTTTTGAAAAAAGGCGCCCCCCGGAGGTTTTATTACCGTTTCATCAAACAGTTATTCTGAAGCATGCCATGGGGAAAGAAAACACATGCCGCGATCATCCTTCCAGCCTGCGTGGTCTGGCGTTAGACAGGGGTAATGATGGCACGGCTGCGTGATACCGCACGCGCCATGGCCTTTTCTCCATCTCCCTATTTCCATTCCATCCCGCCCACGCGTCGCCTGTGGGCGGCAGCGGGCCAGAAGGGGAAGCGTACCCATGTCCCTGACCCTTATGAATGCCCAGACCGCGATCGGTTCGATCGGCCGGCTGTGGGCGTCGGCTCCCGTGACCATTGGCGGGCTGACCCTGACCGGCATGGAGGTGCCGCACCTGATCCGCGATGGAGGCACACAGCAGGTTGCAGTCCACCGGTTACCCGGTGGCAACAAAATCATCGACGCGGTAGGCAACGACCCCGACCGGCTGGAACTGTCGGGCACGTTTGTCGGCCCTACCGCCATTGAACGAGCGTGGATGCTCAAACAGATGCGCATTGCAGGCCAGCCTGTGGCCTTCATCGGAGCGGGGCTGTCGCTGCTGGTGCGCATCGTGCAGTATTCGTACGATTACACGCAGAAGGGCATCGTCATTCCCTACCGGCTGGTACTGGAACAGCCACCACAGGTTGCCAGTACATCCGGTGTGTCATCGGACCTGTCGGCGCTGGTGGGGGATGACGCGGGGTCCGCCCTGTCCGGTATCACCGGCGCGCTGGATGATGTCTCGACCATCGCGGGCAACATTACGGGCCAGCTTTCAACCGTCATGGCGCAGGTCACGCCCGTTGCCGACATGACGGGCGCGGGTGGGGTGTTTGCAGGTGTGCAGGATCAGCTCGGCATGGTCGGCGGCCTGTCGGGGGCCGGGGTCAATCTGGCATCCGCGCCCGACAGTGCGGCCAGTGTCATATCCGGGCTGGAAGCATCGGGCGCAGGCCTGACCACGGCCATTGGCTGCAGCGGCGCCAACCTTGAATCCATCTCGCCCACCAACGCCGCCAGTCTGTCGACCCTGACCCAGAACGCGCAGCTGCACACCGCGTCGGTCACGGCTGGCGCGCTGGTCAACCGGGCCTATGCCAACACGCTTTTGGCCACCAGCGGCACGCAGGACGGCCCGCTGGTCACGCCGTGACAGGAGCCAGACATGCCAACCACGATCAAGGTCACGGCCAATGATATTTCCCTGTATCATGTGGCGGCAAAGCAGCTGGGCAATGCCGCGCAATGGTGGCGCATCGCGCGGCTGAACGACATGGACGACCCTGACCTGTCGGCTTTCACAACGCCAGTCAGTCTTATTCTGCCTGCCACTGACGCGTCACAGGACAGTGGCGTGCCGGGGGTGACGGCATGAGCGGGAGCCTGAACACCACCCCATCCACGCCGTCCGTATGGCGCATGCCACGCGCGCGCGTGCTGGTGAACGGGGTCGAGCGCGCAGAAACCGGTCTGGAACAGTTTACCCTGACCCGCACGCGCTACAGCCGCGCCGATACGCTGGACATGACGCTGGCGGTGGACCGGACACACATTCCCTCAGGCGGGCTGTGGTTCGACCTGCAACCGGTGGGGGAGGGCGAAACACTGCCCGATATCGACATTGCGGTGCAGATGCGGGACGTGGCACAGGCTGGCGCGCAGTGGGTGACGATGTTCCGTGGCATCGTGGACCATGCGGGTCTCAGCCCCGCCGCGACATCGGTACAGGTGCAGTGCCGCGACTACCTGGCAAAACTGCTGGACATGCGGGTGCGTGACGGGTGGATGAACATGACCGGGGCCGACGTGGTCCGCGCCATGATTACGGCAGCGGGCCTTACGCCCGATGTCACCATGACCGACGGCATGGTGGGGCAGTTCTGGCAGGTGGAACACAAGTGCGCATCCGCTGCCACCCACAGTCGGTTCCAGACCGCGTTCGACCTGGCCCGCACCATGGCCACCATGGCCGGGTGCGACCTGTATGCCAATGACACCACCATTGTCTGCGCGCCATACCCGACCGCCACCACGGCAAATACCCATGTGCTGGATTATGCCGACAGTGGTCCCGACACGCCTGTCGCCATGGGGGCATACGGCCTGCATTTCGCACGGGATTATCAGGTGGGGCGTGGCGTGATCGTGCATGTCATGAGCTGGGACAGCCGCCAGCGCACGCGGGTTGAGTATTACTGGTCCGCAGGCGGCGGCGGTACCACGCCCGGTGACAACACGGGCACGGTGCACAGCTTTGCCATGCCCGGGGCACGGCTGGATGACCTGAAGCTGATCGCGCGGCAGAAATATAACCAGATCACGGCGCACGCACGCACCATAACCGGGCAGATACCTGGGCGCGTCACGCTGGCTCCGCGCGACTTCATGCGCCTGACCGGCACGGGCACGACATGGGACGGCACGTTGGATGTGGACGCCGTGACCAGCAGTTTTTCATGGCAGGGCGGCTTTGCCCAGCACGTCACCCTGCGCGCGCGCAGCACCACACAGGAAGGGGAAACGGATGGCTGACACACGCATGATCGCAGCCAGCATGGCCGGCACGCTGGCACAGCCCCGCTTCGGGCTGGTCAGCGCAGTGGACCCGGTAAACCATGCGGTCAAGGTGCTGGTCCAGCCATCGGACATCGAAACCGGATGGTTGCCCTATGCCGCCCTGCAGGTCGGCAGCCTGCGCATTGCCTGCCCACCCGATATCGGCGCGCATGTGCTGATGGTGCCGATCGAAGCCGATGCCGAACACGGCGTTGCCGCCTGTCCGATCTATGACGCGGTGATGATGCCCCCCATATCCCCCGCCACTGGCAAAGCAGCCCAGCCGGGCGAACTGCTGGTTGTGGCGGGCACGGGCGCACCACCGGCCAGTGGTGGCGCGGCACCGGGCACACCCGCTGGGAACGCGCCATGGTGGCACCTGACCGTGGACGCGATCCACAGCGGAGCGGGCGACACGACCGAGACGCTGAACAGTGACGGCAAAACGTGGCAAGTGGGTAGTGTCGGCATGATACTGGACAGCAGTGGCCTGTCCATCACCGGCGGGTCCATCACGACCGACAGCGACATCACGGCACAGGGCACGATAACCGGCCAGACGGACGTGAAGGCCGCGGGCATTTCGGGCAACAGCCACACCCACCCGGTCACGGATGCGCCAGGCACGACGGGGAAACCACAATGAGCACACTCTCCCATACCATGGGCGGTGACCTGGACCTGTCGGCCACGGGTGGCGTAGCCATTGTCACAGGGGCAGATCAGACCCGGCGGGCGCTGCTGCGTCGGCTATGCACCAATGCGGGGGCCTATATCTGGCAACCCGATTATGGCGCGGGGCTGCCCGCGCGTGTCGGGACGGTCATGGACGAAGCCGGCATCCGCGCCCTTGTGCTGGAACAGGTGCAGGATGAAGCGGGGGTGGACCAGACACAGCCCGTAACCGTGACGGTCACCAGCCCGAAAACCGGGGCCTGCCTGCTGGCCATATCCTACACCGATGCCACGACCGGTGCGGTGCAGGAACTGGCGCTGACAACGTAATCCTTACGAAACCGGCCGGGAATCCTGATTTTCATGCTGGTCGGGACGTGCCTGTCCTCCATCAGGAAAATCACACCCCAGCCTTCGCCCATGCCGAGGCACGAACGGTCCAGTCCCGGTCGCGCCCATCCGTCTGGCCGGATAGCACCATGTCGCGCAGGATGTCCCGGCATCATCCGGACATACTCCGCCATTGCACAAACCGGTCCTGAATGACCGGGACAGCCACCACCGACATTCCGGGCGCATGTAACGCCAGTGCTGGCATGGACAGGTCAGACACCCGACACATATTTCCCGCGACAGGGGAAGACAGTCATCCAGTCCCGTATGCGGATTTCAGGAAAACACAGGGTTCATCCCACAACCACAACGGAGAGTCCGGGTGGCCATCACCTTCCAATCCTTCAAGACCACGCTGGGCAACATGGTTGCCAGCGCACAGGGCGCATGTCCTTCCCTGCTGGACCTGAATGTCGGCTCACCCGGTCGCGCCATGCTTGAAGCCGTGGCGGGGCTGGGGCTGTGGTTCCAGTTCATTGCCCTGCAGATCCTCTCGCGCACGCGGCTTGCCACATCCATCGGGTCGGATGTGGACAGTTTCGTGCAGGATTTCGGCCTGTCACGTGAACCGGGGACAGCGGCGACCGGCACCGTCACCCTGACATCGTTCACGCCGTCCAGCCAGTCCGCCACCATTGCGGTGGGCGCCACGGTCAAGACGGCGTCGAACCTGATTTATGACGTGGTGGAGGACAGCACGAATGCCGCCTGGTCGGCAGCCGACAGCGCCTATGTCCGGCCAGCGGGCACGGCGTCCATCACCGTGCCAGTCCAGTGTGAGACGACGGGCGCAACCGGCAACGTCGCGGCGGGTGCCATCTGCCTGCTGGGCACGGCGGTTGCGGGCATTGATACGGTCACGAATGCCGCGGCCCTGACCAATGGCAGCGATGGCGAGACGGATGCGGCCCTGCGCACGCGCTTCGTGGCCTATATCAACAGCCGGTCCAAGGCGACGGTGGCGGCAATCGAGAACGCGGTAACGGATGTTTCCGCCGACCTGATCTATCAGGTAGTGGAGAACGTGGACACGTCTGGCGCAGTGCTGCCCGGCAACGTGGTGGTCTATGTTGATGACGGATCGGGCGACGTGTCCGACAGCGTGATTGATGAAGTCTATACCGCCGTGGACGATGTGCGCCCGGCGGCGGTGTCCATTCAGGTGGTGCGTCCCAATGTGGTGCGGCCGCCCGTGACCATGACCATCAGCGTAAACAGCACTGGAAACCTTGCCACGATCGAGGCCACGATCAGCACCAACATCGCAACCTACCTCAATGGCCTCGCCATCGGGGATGCGGCCAGTTACTCGCGCCTGATCCAGATTGCCTATGCGTCCAGCACGTCCGTCACCAACGTGACCGGGGTCACGCTGTCCGGCGGCACGGTGGACCTGCCTGCAATAACCGGCACG